GGGCCTATCACAAAGCCTGCGCCGAAGCCCCCAATACCCGCGAGCCTTGGTGCGCTATTTCCCTGTTAAAATACCGCCAGAGCCAATGGGCCGAATGCTACGGTGCGGCCATGCGGGCCTTGTCGATTAAAGACAAGCAGCTTGTTTATACTTGCGACCCGGAAGTCTGGGGTTTTAAGGCCCACGATCTAGCCAGTATTGCCGCTTGGCACCTTGGCCTAAAAGAGGCCTGCATCGAGCAATCAAAACTTGCGGTTGAGGCGGCTCCTGATAATTTGAGGCTTAAAGCTAATTTAGATTTATTCATTGGTACAAAGGCAGCGGAATGAGCGAAGTGTCGTTGGAAATCTTTGACCGCCTCCGCATTATGGAGATTAAGCAATCCACCCATGAAGCTGTTTGCGTGGAACGATATGGGAACCTTCTAAATGCAGCCGATAAGATGGAGAGAAGCATAGAAGGAACCAATCGCCTCCTGATCGGCGGCGGCATTGCCTTGCTGTGCGGAATGGCCGGAATACTGGCAAAGATTGTATTTGGGTAGGAACAAAAGGGGAACGTCATGTTTGATTTGTTAGGTGGCGGTATCTTAGGAAGCCTGCTTGGCGGCGTTTTCCGGCTTATCCCTGAAGTCCTTAAATCCTTCGACAAGAAGAACGAGCGCAGCCACGAACTATCCATGTTCGATAAGCAGTGCGACGTTGAAAAGACCCGTGGCGCTCAGAAGCTACAGGAGATCGGGGCGGAGCGGGATTCGGTCTTGGACACAGGGGCCATGGCAGCGTTCCAGAGCGCCATCCAGCAGCAGACAGATATGGTCAAGGCTGCTGGTGGCTGGGCGGCGTCCCTGTCCGCCTCTGTGCGCCCTGTCATGACCTACTACCTGCTGGTCTTCTACGGGATCGTCAAAGTCTGCCTGATCTGGGACTCGATGAGCCTCGGCGCTCCCTTGGTGGATGTCATGCCTAAAATGTGGGGGCCAGATGATATGGCCCTGCTTTCTGGCGTAGTGAATTACTGGATTTTGGATAGGACGCTGGCAAAGCGCGGCATCTAATGAACCTCGACATAGCCATAGAGTTGGTGAAGCGGTTCGAGGGATTTAGGAACAAACCGTATCTTTGCCCTGCCGGAGTGCCGACAATTGGCTATGGATCGACCCATTATGCTGACGGTAGAGCCGTTACTTTAGCTGATTTGCCTATGTCAAAACAGGAAGCCCATGCCCTGATGGAGGCAGAACTCCGGCACCGGTATTTGCCGAAGGCGCTACGGTACTGCCCAAATTTGGTCCAACACCCGAAAGCACTAAACGCCATTGTAGATTTCTGCTATAACCTTGGTGTCGGCAGGCTGCAAACCAGTACCTTGAGGAAGAGACTCAATGCTGGTGACTGGGAAGGGGCGCAGGAGCAGCTTAGAAAATGGGTCCGTGGCGGGGGTAAAATCCTGCCCGGACTTGTGGCTAGGCGCGAAGCAGAGGCGGCACTTCTGCCGGTTGGGTGACGTATGACTACAGGTTTAACCTATTCCCAGTATGTGACCCAGATCGCCACCATGGCGGTAGTTGCGGAGAATGATCCGGCGTTTGTCGAAATCCTTCCGCAGATGATCACCTACGCCGAAAACCGCATGTGCCGTGATCTGGACTTTCTGTTCACATCTACGGCGCTTACAGGCTACGCCTGCACGATGGGAACCCGGTCGATCACCATACCGCAGGGTACGATTGTTGTCTCTGAGCAAATCAACATTATCACCCCCGCCGGGACAGCCGATCCCAATTCTGGTACGCGCGTCCCCTGCCTTCCGACCACCAAAGAGTTCCTAGACGCTGTATACGGCGCTTCTACCTATACCGGCGTCCCTCAGTATTTTGTCCCCTTTAATGACAATTTGTTTCTGATCGGGCCATATCCAGACGCGAACTACTTCGTTGAAATTGTTGGGACCTTCCGCCCCACAAGCCTTTCGGTCAGTACCCCAACTACCTTCATAAGCCTGTATCTACCTGACGTTATGATCATGGCGTCCATGGTTTACGTCAGCGCATACCAGCGCAACTTTGGTCGCCAGAGCGATGATCCGGCTATGGCCCAAAGCTATGAAGGTCAGTATCAGGCCCTTCTGAAGGGCGCTGCTGTTGAAGAGGCTCGGAAGAAGTTTGAGGCGTCCGGCTGGTCGTCACAGTCGCCGTCCCCCGTGGCTACTCCCTCCAGAGGCTAATAAATGCCGCATGCCTCTCTCAAACTCATTCCGGGCGTAAATCAGAACCGGACACCGGCTTTGAACGAGACTGCGATCTCTGAGTCGCAGCTTATCCGCTTTGTGCCTGATGCTCAGGGTCTTGGCCTGCCCCAGAAATTGGGTGGCTGGACTAAGTATTTTGCCAACCCCATTTCCAGTGCAGTTCGGTGCCTATGGGCATGGGCGGACGCTAACGACGAGAAATATCTGGCTATTGGTGCGGTTGATCAACTTGAAGTGCTGACACAAAACGTCTTGATAGATGTGACTCCAAAGACTGAAATTTATAATGTTGGAGTTGATGTAGACACCGTTTCTGGCAGCAATGAAGTAACTATTCACATTACTGCAAGCAATGTTACTTCCTACAATAGCGTTTACATACAAACGCAAATAAGCGTAGGCGGACTTATTCTTTTTGGCATGTACCAATGTTTTGCTATTGGCGCTAACTCTTTTAACATTTATGCTACTGATGTGCTGGGACAACCGGCTTATGCCACTTCCACTATTACTACAGGCGGTGCTGTTCCCGTTTACGACACGGTAAATGGTGTGTCCATTGTTGAAGTAACTTTAGCAGATAATGGATATACCGTAGGGGATACTTTTACAGCCTTAGTATCAACAACCGTGGCAGGAATTACCATATTTGGTAACTATTTAGTTAGAGAAATTCTTTCTACAAACGTATTTAGCATTCAAACGTCTAACGCAGCCGATGCGACTGCCACCGTTTCTATGAATGCCGGTCTTGCCCGCTATGAATTATTCATTGGCGACGGTCCCCTGCCACTTGGTACGGGTTACGGTGTTGGCCCCTATGGCGTTGGCGGATACGGAAGTGGTGTAACACCTACGGCTAATCCCGGAACCGCTATAACGGCCACTGATTGGTCTTTAGACAACTGGGGCGGCGTTTTGATTGCAAACCCATTTGAAGATGTAATTTACGAATGGAACCCACTGATTAATCCAACTCTAGCATCAGTCATTACAAACGCGCCAACTGCCAATACTGGGTGCTTTGTTGCAATGCCTCAAAGACAGATCATCGCCTATGGCTCTACATTTAATGGCATAATTGATCATCTTCTTGTTCGCTGGTGCGACGTTGAAAACTATGAAGATTGGATTGCCTCTGTAACTAATCAAGCTGGTTCTTACCGCATCCCGCGCGGCTCACGCATTGTGGGCGGCATTCAGGGTCCGCAACAGGGTCTGATTTGGACTGATACGGCATGCTGGTCCATGCAATATATCGGACAGCCATACATCTACAGTTTTAACGAAATTGGAACTGGGTGCGGCCTGATAGGGCAAAAAGCAGCCGGTACGCTCAACGGTGCTGTTTATTGGATGGGTCCGTCACAGTTTTACATATTGTCAGGAAATGGCGTTGAGTCCATTTATTGCCCCGTCTGGGATGTGATCTTCCAAGACATTGACCTGACCAATGTTAATAAAATTAGGTGTGGGGCAAATTCTCTTTTTAATGAAGTAACATGGTACTACCCGACCACTAGCAGCAATGGTGAAGTCGCAAAGTACGTTAAGTATAACAAAGGTCTTGGACAGTGGGATTTCGGGACGTTGGGCCGGACTGCGTGGATCAATCAGTCGGTCCTTGGTAACCCAATTGGGTCTAGTCCAGAGGGTTATATATACCAGCATGAGACTTCGCCAAATGCTGACGGCCAGCCAATGCTATCCAGTTTTCAGACTGGCTACTTCGCTTTGAGCGAGGCCGACGTTAAGACCTTCATCGATCAGGTCTGGCCCGATATGAAATGGGGCTATTACGGCGGAACGCAGAACGCGAACGTCCAGATTACGTTCTACTATACGGACTACGCTGGGCAGACGCCGCTGGTGTCTGGGCCGTTCACGGTTACCCAATCTACGCAGTACGTCACCCCCCGGTTCCGGGGCAGGCTGGTTTCCATCAAAATTTCGAGCAGCGACATCAATTCCTTCTGGCGTCTGGGTAACATTCGCTACCGTCTACAACCTGACGGGAAGTTTTGATGGTCATCCCGTATAAGACCGGCAACCCATACTTGGACGCTAATTTTGCGGCGTCAGTCGGACCTACGGGTCCCGGTGGTGCAACCGGTCCTACGGGGAGTGTCGGGCCAACTGGTCCTTCTGGCGGTCCTGTCGGGCCAACTGGGCCTACTGGGCTTTCTGTCACTGGTCCAACGGGCGCTACTGGTCCAACCGGCCCTACAGGACCATAGGAGAGTAAATGGCTTCCTTAGATGACATGCTGACAGCAGCAAAGAACGTCGTGACAGCCATTAACGGTATGGCGCAGACGTATCTGGCTGTTAACGGGTCGCGCATTTCACCCAATATAACTGCCGCAACCCTTGTCAGAACCGGCGCTGGCCGGGTCGCCATGGTCAGCATAGTTGTTGGCGGCAGCACTACAGGCACCATTTACGACACCAACAATGCTTCGCTGACCAATAACCCAATCTTCACCATCCCGGACACGCCGGGAATAATCTTTGTAAACCTGCCAGTTGTGAACGGTATTGTCGTGACCCCCGGAACGGGCCAGACGGTATCCGTTAGCTATTCGTGAGGAAGCCATGCCCTTAAAGGACCTAGAGGCCGCACTAAACATTGCCCGCGAAAATAACGCGCGTGGCGGTATGCCGAAGATGCCCATGCCGAAGATGCACATCAAGAAGCCCAAAATGGGCAAAATCCATGTTGGACCGATCCATAGCCCAGTTGCCGGTAGGACCGACCATCTGAACATGCATGTCAAATCCGGGTCCTACGTCATCCCTGCGGACATCATTTCTGCGATGGGGGAGGGCAACACGATGGCGGGTTTTCGAGTAGCCAAGAACATATTTGCTCAACCGTTTTATGGCTCATCCAAAGCCGGTGCTGGTCTCCCCTACACGGGCGGCGGTCTTCCTTACGGAGTTCCATCTCCGGGTAAGGCCGAGGGAGGGGAGGTGGATTCCGTACCAATTGTAGCCGCCGGAGGTGAATATGTTATTGATCCAAAAGATGTTATACGGATTGGCAAAGGGTCAATGGACGACGGCCACAAAATTCTTGACCACTTTGTAGAAGGTTTTAGGGCGCGTACTATTAAGACCTTAAAGAATTTACCCGGTCCTAAGAAGAACTGAGTAGGAACATGGAAGAACAAACCGAGATCAGAATTGGTACGGTAGCTGACGTTCATGACATCATGAACCAACTTTCCAATACCTACGAGGAAATGGGCTTTTCAAACATCAGCCCAGAGAAGGTGTTGCGGGAAGTATACTCTGCCTTGTCTCTGGATCGTGGGATATTTGGTCTTATTGGTAAGCCCGGTGAGACCATTCAGGCTGGTGTTCTGCTCCGTATTGGTAACCCGTGGTACTCCGACGATAACGTCGTAGAGGAGCGGGGCATTTTTGTGCATCCTAAGTATCGCAGTGGCCGTCTTGGACTGGCCCGCAAGTTGTGTGATTTCTCCAAGAAATTCTCTGATGACATGGGTTTACCGCTAATTGTCGGCATCCAAAGCACCACTAAAATAGCACCTAAAATCCGGTTGTACGAACGCGCCTTCGGTGAGCAGCGGGGCGCATTCTTTGTTTACAATATGAAAAAAGAACATCTGACGAGACAGGAACACTAGTATGTGTGGTGGTTCAGCCCAGACGACGCAAGCAGTATCAATTCCTCCCGAGGTTATGCAGAACTATCGGGCGGTCAATGCTCGCGCTAATGAGGTGGCTGCGACACCGTTCCAGCAATATAGCACTGATCCAAATGCGTTTGTTGCCCCTATAAATCAGGCGCAGCAGACCGGTATGAACGCCATCTCCGCTGCTGGCGGTGTGGCGCAGCCATATTTCCAAGGTGCTACCCAGCAGCTTATGGGCGGTCAGGCTGCGGCAACCCCCTATTATGGCGAGGCTACTCAACAGCTTTTGGGTGGTCTAAATGCCGGTGTCACAGGTACTCAGGCTGCGTATCAGCCTTTGCAGCAGGGCGCTCAGGCCGCTCAAGGTCTTCAAGGCGGCGCGTATAACCAATACCAAAATGCCTTGCAGTCCTCGCAGCCGTACAATCAGGCCGCTGGTCAGTACGCCCAAGCTGGCTTGGGTGCTGCCACACCGTATTATGGGCAGGCGGCTCAGAACATCACTGGGGCGCAGGATGTTGGCGGTGCCTTGGGCGGCGCTTCCCTGAGTAGTCTCCAGCAGGCGGGTCAAGCGGCCCAGCCTCTTCAAGGTGATGCCGCAGGGAATATCAATTCTGCCGCTTCTGCCGCGCAACCCCTTAATCAGGCGGCTATTCGCAGCATCATGCAGGGTAATCGCGCTGCCCAGCCGCTTCAACAGCAGGCCGCTGCCGGTCTTGGTGCGGCTCAGGCCGGGGCGCAGCCGTATCAGCAGCTTGCCACTAATTTTGGCCTATCAGGTTCTCAGGCTGTTAATGCCGGTCCGCTGGGTGGGGAGCAGATCAATCAGTATATGTCCCCGTACCTAGACAGCGTTGTCGGCTCGACCATGGCGAATTTGCGCCAGCAGCAGGGTCAGGAGCAGTCCAGCCTTGTGGGTAATCAAGTTGCACAAGGCGCGTTTGGCGGTGATCGCGGTCGCCTCGCGCAGGCCAATTTGGCCCGCCAACAGGGCTTGGCTACCGGTCAGACGGTTGCCGGTCTTATGAACCAAGGCTACGGGCAGGCCCTCGGTGCCGCCCAGCAGCAGCAGCAGCTTGGCTTGGGTGCCGCTCAAGCTAACCGTGCAGCCCAGCAGCAGGCTTCTCAGCAGATGTTGGGTATTGGTCAGCAGGGCTTTGGTCAGGGCATGGCTACCGCGCAGCAGCAGGCTGCTCTCGGCCAGCAATTGTATGGTCAGGGCATTGGTTCTGGGCAGGCTTTGGCTGGTATCGGCCAGCAGCAGTACGGGCAGCAGATGGGAACCGGTCAGGCTCAGGCCGCGCTTGGTTCGCAGCTATTCGGTCAGGGGGCGCAGACCGCCCAGCAGCAGGCCGCTATGGGCCAGCAGCTTTATGGTCAGGGCATGGGCGCAGCGTCGGCCCAGCAGGGTCTGGGTCAGGGCCTGTATGGCATGGGGACCGGCATGGGCGGCTTCATGCAGGGTCTCGGCCAGCAGAATTACGCCCAGCAGTCCGGTACAGGTCAGAACCTCGCCCAATTGGGCCAGCAGACTTTTGGACAGGGAGCCGCGCAGTCGGGCCAGCAGGCAGCTTTGGCGCAGCAGCAGTATGGCATAGGCGCAGGCGCTGCGGGCCAGATGGCAGGCCTCGGGCAAGGCCTATACGGCATGGGGGCGGGAACGTCTCAGGCCCTTGCCGGTATGGGTACGCAGGCCCAGCAGAACGCTCTCGCGGCGGGTCAGGCCCAGCTTGGAGCGGGTACTGTGGCGCAGCAGACCCAGCAGGCCGGTCAGACCGCGCTTTACAACCAGTTCCTCCAGCAGCAGGGCTTCCCGTATCAGCAGGCCCAATTCCTTGCGAACATCGCAATGGGTACGGGTGCGCTGTCTGGCTCGACCACAACTACAAACCAGCCAATGTCATTCTTCTCGGATAAGCGCCTCAAGGAAGCTGTTGAGCCGATTGGTAAGACCTTTGACGGCCAGAAGATTGTTAAGTTCCGCTACAAGAACGAACCGGGAACACGCATTGGTCTTATCGCGCAAGACGTTGAGAAGCATCATCCCGATGCGGTTGGTCTGGCCGGTGGTTACAAGACCGTAGATTACGACGCTGCGACTAAGGACGCTGCCACTAAGGGTCATTATGCCCGTGGTGGCCTTGCGCCCGAGTCGGAAGGTGGTGCGGTTCTTCCGGCCATGATGCGGCACGGTTTTGCTGAAGGTGGAAATCCGGCTCAGTTAATCGGAAACGATCAATTGGCTGCTATCCTTCAGGCCCAGTTCGGCATGTACAACAATCAGGGCATTCCGGGCCTTGGTGGATCGCCGGGTATGACTGGCTTTGTTCCCGGAGGAACTTTGCCGGTTGGAAATCTGACGGTTGCCGGTGCAGTTCCTGAACTGCCAAAATCACAGACTTCTGATGCTATCAAGGCTGCTGAAAGTGCTGCAAGTGCATATAAGTCTGGCAAGGAAGCATATAAAGACATCAAGGGTTTGTTTAACAAAGAAGATGATAGCCCCACTTCTCAGGCTTCGGCACCAGAGGATGAGTCTAGCCTCACCCAAGAAGAACTTGATGAAAAACTCGGACATTACCGTGGTGGCCTTGTAGGCCATTACGCTTCTGGCGGTGCTTCTTCAGGCCCTTATGGCATTCCTATTTCTAATGCTGAAACGCCGGACCTTATTACTGCTGGTGACGCCCCGCCTAGGCCAACGTCCCAGTTTGAAACAATTACAGATGACTTAGCTTCCATTGCTGACGTCATCCAGTTAGCCCCGAATGCTCCCAAAAAAGCTGGCGGCGGTCCTGCCGAAGAGGATATTGGCTCCGGCACACCCTATGCATCTGGCAGCAATCCTTACATGCCTGACAGCACTGAGGGAGTTGAAAAGGGCAAGGAACTTGCCAAGCCGGGTGCGGCCCCGGATGCGCCGGAAAGTGGCTTTAGTCAAATAATGCATGCTGGTAAAAACGCCTCTAAAATCGCTGCATTGGCGGCTGCGGCGGCGGCGATGATGAACCGTGGCGGGCGTACCGGCTATGCTGAAGGCGGGATGTTTGGAAACCCCGCTGGCGATTTTGATGCAGCGGACGCGCGGGCAAAACTGATGGCTCATTTGACTAGTAGAGCCGACGCCGCGCCAGAAGGCGACACCCCTGAAAATTTGGTTAATCAAGCTAGAGGTTTGTTAAGTTCGGCAAATAATCCCAAAGCCGATCTTTCGCAAGCAGAAATTGCCGCAATGCAAGCAACGGCAGAGTCTACTAGAAGGCGGGCAGCCGAACGCACAAATCAACAATATAGAGCGCCGGAAGATTATCAGCATTTTGCAGGCGCTTTTGACCAAATTGGCTCTGGTGCGCCTGACCCAACCGTTTGGCGCAAACCAAGCCAAATTGCAGCAAGACAAACTGCTGACGCTAACCGAGAGTCTAATCGCATTGCTGGTTTGGCTGCGGCTGGCCTTGGCCCGCAAGGCAATATTTTGCCTCAAGCGAGGAAGCCGGGAATGGCTGTCGTAGAAAACGCTGCACCTTCTAAGCGGTATGTTATGGGTTCTGACCCTGCTGCTGAAGCAAGGCTTGCAGGTAGGGCTACGCCCGCAAAGTCTCGTAAGACAGCCGGTCTTATGCCGACGCCGCGACCCAATGTCGTTGGTGAACAATTGCCAGAAATTACTGGTGGCATGGATGTCGGCCTTGCTCCGAAGATTTCGTCGGCTGGTGAGCCTACAACTGTTGCATCGCTTGCCGCGCCCGGTTTGGGTGGGGCGTCTGTACAGGCTCCTGCCGATACGCATGCGGCTGAAGGCGCTCTTCTTGCCCGTACCGGTCTTGGCGCTCCCAACATCCGTCAGGATTTGGCACAGCCAGCAGCACAGGTTGGTCAGGGCGCTGGTCTAAAGCCTCAAGAAAGGAAGCCGGGTATGCTCGAACGCGCCCTCCTTCCCAAGGGTGGCTATCTCGACAGGCTGTCTCAAGGTGATGAAGATACCGTTGTCTCCCTACTTAGTGGCCTAGGTGCTATGGCTGGCTCTTCTAACCGGTATGGGCTTGGCGCTCTTGCGGAAGGCGTCGGCGCTGGCGCGAGTTCTTATCAGAAAGCAAAACAAAATATTCTGGCCCGCCAAGAAACTGGTGCAAACATAGGTCAGACCCTTGCTGGCACCGGGCAAGTATACGCTGGTGCGGCACAACGAGATTTCTATCTTGATCCCACTACCGGTCAGCCAATGGTTCGGTTGCCGGGTGGCAGGCGTGTTACTAGGGGCCAATGGGTACAGATGGGTAAGCCCCCAACTATGTATCAGGCATCCGGGGCTGAGATGGCAAATCAGGAACCGTATACTGCGACCGAGAAGGTTCCAACCCAACCAAACGTGCAGCCTTCAACCGGCGCAAATTTCTTTGGTGATGCTGGAAAAGAGTCTATTCGGCGGGCTGTTGGCGCACTGGAAAATTCCAGACCCAGCGAAGCCGCGCTGGTTGATTCGCAAAAAATGCAAAATGAAGTTGATGAATTGGCAAGAGGTTCAGCCGTAAATCTTCAAGGAACGCGAAACCTTGGATTGGCTGTTACTAAACAGGAGGAAGGAGGAATGATTTCTCCGGGTCCGCTTGCTGATTTTACTGCTAATATTGTTGGCAGGCTTAACAATGCTATCAGGATAATGTTTGATCCTGAAACTGCTAGTGAATTGCAAATTAGCAATAACGCAATTGCTAACAAAGAAGTCTTTGACAAATTAACTAGAACAACTGCATTTCAAAATGCTTCTGCAAACCAACAAAATTCCATGCAATCTCTTATGACTTCTTTAGAAGCAACTGCCAACCCCAGAATGACAAAACAAGCTGCTACTGAAATTATTGCAAAGCAGTTAGTTACAGATCAAAGGAATATAGATGAACAGGAGTATTTAAGAAATTATCGAGATTATGCCCTAAGCCTTGATTACGGGCCTAATGCATTTATGGCCCAACAGGCCGATGCGTCGTTCCGGCAAGACAGGCCAGACGCAAACTATATCCGTGATCAAAAGTTAATTACGGATATGATGATCAGGCGTCCCGACCTGTATCAAAAGTTTGTAAGTGGAGAATATTCCAAAAAAGACATTGACCAGCTATTTTCCCAGAAATTTAAAGTTAATAACATGGGCAGATACTTTGTTGGTGGCTACTAATGGCCGAAGAAAACAAACTATTGAACGACCCCTATTTTAGCACTGAGGCTACTGTTGAGGCACCTCAAGAGCGGGCGGTAGAAGCGCGTCCTGCGGTCACTGAAAGGGCTAATCCCTTACTAAGTGATCCGTATTTTCAGCCAGAAGCCAGCAAGCGTCCGGCAAGTACAACTACGGCTACAGCGCCTACACCCGTTTCGCCTACCCGACGCACTACACACGCCAGTCCTACACTATACCATCAGGCTCCTATCAAGCAGCCGGGTGAAAAAAATCTAACTGTAGGTGAGACTCTTAGCGGCGCTGCCAAAAACTTTATCCCAAGCGCCCTTGGGGTTGTCGGTTCGTTTGCCCACGCGCTTACCCACCCCAGCGAGACGCTTGGTGCAGTAGGTGATATTGGTACTGGGTTGCTTTCAAAGGCCGCTGGTGCCACTGGCGCACAGCAGGACCCCACCAAAAAGAAGCAAGAAGAACGTGTTGTTAATGGGCTTTGGGATCATTACAAAAAGACCTATTTCACCAGTTCTCAAGATTTTATGCGGGCCTTTAAAAAAGACCCTGCCAGTATTCTTTTAGATTTCTCAACGCTGACTGGTGTAGGCGCTGCCGGTCTACCCGGAAAGTTTGGTCAGGCCGCTAAAATTGCTGCCACCGTTACTGATCCAATACAGTCTAGTCTTGCCATTGCGCGAGGTGTCGGATCATTACCTGCAAGGGGTTTAAGGCTTACTCAAGCAACTACTTCTGGTGTGCCTTACAGTACGTTGACTGACATTTATAACATGTCAAAGAACGGCAACTCCG